AGAAAAGTTAAACACATTATCATACACCCAATTATAAGGTAAAATTTTATCTTGTATCATATCACGAGCTAAACTTACTTTCTGTCCGAACAATTCAATCTTTTCTTGTTCATACATTGTTGAAGGACTTGCTAACTCTAATTCAAAGTTTACTAAGTCTTCATCTACATATCCTTGTGAATATAAATGAACGACTGCAATCTTTGTTAATTCTGATACAACAATTCTTTGTATTCTTTCTATGGTTCTGGCAAATCTAACATCTTCTGCTGCTAATGTTGCTTTACCGCCGACGTTTTCATCAAATCCTAAGAATGCCTTTGGAACTCTTAGTGATGCTAATAATTTGTTTTTCAAATATTCAACGTCTTCTGTTGAATCATAATCAATACCACTCAACTCCTCTATGTTTGTTCCACTATCTCCACCTCGAACTGGCATAAAGAAATCTTCTGTTAAATTCTGTATATTGTATTTTAAATTATACTCACCTGTTGCCTCATCAATGATAGGTGTTTTTTTCATTTTGTTGATAATTCTTTGCATATAGTTATCAACCTCAGCTGGTGGTATATTACCAATATCAATCTTGAATACTCGTTTAGAAGGTGCTCTCATAATTCTGTGAATCAACATAGCGTCTTCCATAAGTGTTAATTGTTTCCAAATCTTTCTTGTAGATTCTACCATAGATTTTCCGTAAGGTAAGAAATTACTATCGTTTGCTAATCTAAAATGTGCGATTTGGAAGTTCTCAAATTCTATCTTTCCTTTACCACTTGGCTTTTGGCCGAAATACGGGTGAGCTCCTTCGATACTTTCTAAATAAAATTTAGTGTAGTAAGGATTTTCAGGGTCTTCTCCCTCGGAACGAACTACTTCATAAGGTGATAATGGAACTACATTTGTAATACCATACTTTTCACTAATGTCTAAGTGTAAGAAGAAATCTCCATACTTGACCATATTACGAACCCAAGGCCATAAATTGAACTCAATGTTCATTATATCATAGAATAAATTATTTAGAATATCTTTTATATTATCGTTGTCTGATTTGATATCAACTATTTGTCCATATTGACCTTTCATAGTTGACTCGTCTGAATATATATCTAATGCACTTGATATAATTGGGTCTGAATCCATTGATTCATAATCTTTAAACAATGCTAATCTTGCCGCCATAATTTGATGTACGGTAGAATATCCTGTTCCAACTAAATCTAAGTTGTTATGTAGTTTTGTATATCTATCAACTAAGTGTGATTTCACTTGTTTTTGCACTTGGTCTGTATCAGCGATTTTTAATTTTTTACCACCGACATTACGAACTATAACATTTGTTGCGAATAGTCGTCTTAGTCTACCAAATAATGTTGTATCAGCCATTTTTACCTCACTTTTATAAGAGCCACGTTAAGTCCTCTTTTTCTTTGCCTGTTTCCCACTCCCAAGAATCATTTTTATTAATGTCTTCTTGTGTGTATACACCCTCATTATCCATCATTTTGGATAGGGTTTTCTTTGTTAATTCCACTCCTTGTGTTCGTAATCTTAATGCTGTATCACGAACCCAAAGTCCAATAGCAAAAGACATAACAAGGTCATCATTGTATCCTCGCATAGCTTCTGCTCTATTATTAATATAAACGAAAGTTAGTAATTCGTCAATCAAACGATTACTACGAACCACTACACTTTCCTCTCTAAAAAATTCTTCTAACTTACTAATAATTAGTGGTCTGGTCTTAGAAGTCGTTGAAAAACCAGCAACCATTTTCTTTTCTTCACGATAATGTTTGTTCGTTACTTGATGTTGAACATCAACATATTGTAAGTCTTTACTTGTATAAAATAGATTAGGATAATCCCTATCTATAATTTGTTGGATTGTCGCCCAACCAATATTATTGTTCTCTACTATAAGTAGAGCATCATTATATTCTGTTGCGACTGAAACCAACATATTTCCAAAATCTTTGGTATTTATTCTACCTTTGTATTCTGCGACTTGTGTTAAAGTTTCCAACTCAATAACGTGAAAAGCAGAATAGTCCGCACTATCTCCACGTCCAACGTCCGCACATACAATATAATCTTTTGAGTAATTTGGTTGTTCCCAAACCCACATATTTGCATCAACACCTCTTTTTTCTATTGGGTCAATACATAAGTTTTTTCTTATCCTTTCCAAAATTACCGCATCAATCACACCAGTACCAGATGTTAGGAAGTCACAATCACATTCTTGAGCTGCTGCACTTGGACCAAGTAATGTGTTTTGTTCTTCTCTCCAATCTTCATCTCTATCTGGATGAACCGTCCAATGTAATTTAATTGGATTGAACATACCACGGCCTTCTTCTGCTTCTACCCAACTTTTGTGAAACCAATTACCCACACCATTTGGTGTTGATAATGCAATACATTGACCACCAGTCGTTAGTGTAGATTGTGATGCTGTCCATATATCATCAATCTTGTCGATAAATGCTGCCTCGTCCAATATCAGTAATGATAGTGCCTCAGAACGAGCTGCTTCAGGACCTGATGATACTGCTTTGATTTGAGAACCATTACGATATCTCAAATTCAATTTATTATCCTCAACACATCTTTGTTTCAACCAACTCGGTAAGTTTGCGTGCATAACACGAACTTTCGTTACCAAGTTTTTTGCTACCTCTTGTTTTGTTGCAATTACCAAGATGTTTTTATCTTGTTGGAAAGTCATCATCCACAAACTATATCCAGCTGTCAATGTTGATATTCCTAACTGACGAGCTTTCAAGATGACATTCATTCTGTGCTCTTGGAACTCGTTCACAATTTTGTTTTGGAAATCATATAATTCAAAAGGTATTTTACCCTGTATCGGGTGTTGAATCATACAGTATTTTTTCATAAAATATGCAGGGTCTTGTGCACATTTTACATATTCTTTTTTGATTACTTCTTTTAGTTGTTCTGCCATTAGTCTACTATCTGACCTGCTAATTTAACTGATGTAGCAGTCAACACTACCCCATATGTAAAGTATAACCATTTGTTCTCATACCATTTAGGTTGAACGAGTTTTACTTTTTGTTCAAGTAGTTTGTTGGTGTCTTTTAGTAGATTGAGTTGCATAGTTTTATTAGCAATCAACATTGAGTCAACTACTGAATTTTCCTCAAAAAGTTTAATTTGTGATTCTAAGTCATCTACTAAAGAAACATTTAGACTGTCTTTCAACTCTAATTCTTTAATAGTATTAGTGAATCCTAAAACTTCTTCCTCAGTAAAGGTGTAGGTTTTAGTTTCATTAACTTCTTGAGAAAATAAACTCCCAATTAATAATATGTATATAATGTATTTCATATATATAAATATATACTACTTACTAAATTTCTTTAAAAATTTTACTGCCTCGTCTGCATTGTCTTCTTTGACTGCTTCTGATGCTTTTTCTAATTGTTTTTTAGTAGTAGTAACTTTTCTTTTTAATTTTGCTACTTCTTTTTTGTTTACTTTTTTCTTTGATTCAAGAACTTCTACTTCTTTTTCAAGTTCTTTAACTTCATTGTCTTTAACTTTGATAGCTTTGTCAAGTTCTTTTACTTCTTGTTTTTTGTTTCCACCAAAGAATAAGTTTAATATTGCATTAATGATTCCCATTATTTTACTCCTGTTAGTTGTTTTTGTGCTTCTTCTACTTTTTTTCTATTATCTCTAATAAAATCTCTTGCGTCTGAAATAGTTTTTTCAAATTGCTCTTTACCCATTTCCCACTTTTCTGATTCAAGTTCAGGTGTGTTTACACCAACTTGATTAAACCACTCTTTTTTACCGCCTGTTTTTTCAAAGTCATCTATACTTTGCTCTAAATCTTTTAATTGAGACATCTGATTGTTAAGAACTTTTTCTTGTGCATATCTTTCATATTCAGAATAATCTCTCATTCTCATTTTGTTTTCAAAATCAACCTGACAATCAAAACAATGTCCCATTAGTCTCCAAAACTTATTATCAAGTTTTTTCTTCATTGCCTTTTTACATTGTGGACAAAACCAAGGCATTCTAACTGATTGCATTGTTTTACTTAATTCTGATTCTCTCGTTTCTCCACCTTTGTTTTCTGCCGTTTTTCCTTGATAACCTACTTGAATATAATCTTTCTCGTAGTCTTTACCCGACATTAAATCTTTTAATGCTTTATTCTGTCTTTCTGCGTCTTTTGAATAACCTGCCATTTTATCTCCTTAAAATCTTAAACTACCTAATATCTGATTGACTGGTGCAAATGCTCCTGTAAATTTATATATATTACCTTTGTATTTGAACACAACGCCCTCGGACGGTACTATTGCACTTGACCCACCGATAGCTTCTAATTTTTCTATTTGTATTTTTAATTTTTCTAATTTTGCCAGATTATCTGGTTTTTGTAAATCTTTTAATGCTTTTGCTACATCTTGTCTAATTTTTTGAGCTGCTTTGTCAGGTGATACTGCTAAAAAGCCAGACATATTTTTTAATATTTCTGCACCGACTTGAAAGAATAAAATCTCAAATGGTTTGATATTATCTTTAAACATTTTTATATGATTTTTCTTGTCTGTATCTAATACCCATTTGTTAAATTCTGGATTACCTTTGAAGTCTTTTCTTATTTGTGGTATTTTATAAGACTTGTCAAAAAACGCCCAACGATTAACCAAC